ACGGGTGGTTACCTGCGGGTTGCCACCCCATAAAGCACCTGATTTAACACAATGGTTTCACAATGCTTATGACTGGATATGCGCTCACAATGACATGCTTTTGTGTATGTGTATCTCGTCTCTTTTGCCTTCGGTACAAGTGGATGAGGATGTACCTTACCGCATACCAGCATATTGCCCTTTGCCCCGACCGCTTGAACACTATGACCTTCCCAAGAATCCTGCATTTGCTTCCATTAAGCATTTCATCGCTAAAGCAACTTGGCCGCAGATAATAGATAAATTGAAAGATCCAAACGACTTTGATTTGTTGGTTAGACACATTCAATTTAAATTCAAGCTTAATAACAAAACGCTGTCGCATCAGGAGTTTGAAGCTTATTGTTCCGATGGTTGCCCCCACAGAAACCCGCATTTTGTGGACACCATGGCAGCGCCGTTAGTCGTGGGCACGTCTTTTGTGGCACCCCTACAAACTTACGAGACTTGCCAATCCACTTTGCTACAATGCACACGCAGGACTGTCAAGCAATATGCCCCCGTCGATAGAAACATGTTATTTAACATTATACACTTTGTGGACCATATGTTTGGGGAACAAGCAACTGGGTTTTACATTCGTAGGGGCACATACGACCATTTCGTTGAACCAATACGTTATGTTGCCTCTCTCACCATTGATGAGTTACGTAATTGCACTAAAAACCCAGTCACCTATGAACGTTACAACCAAGCTTATCATTCATGTGAGTCTGTTCCAGAGAAGTATATCAATGTCAAAATGCAATCGAAAAATTTTGAGCTTTATTCCAATTTGGACAAAAGTCCAAGGGGTATATTTAATGTTGATGATGCCGCCAAGACCCAGATGGCTTTGTTTTGGAATGCACTTGATCACGCATTACGGAATTCACACACCTACCCAATATGGACTGCTGGATATTCTAAGGAAACTTTACACGCCAAGTTAAATGACATATTGACGCAAAGAGATGGCCAAATGCACACGTCCACAGATAGTTCCCAACACGACGGCAGATATGTAGCAGCTCTACTCATGATTATCATGCATATTAGAGAGAAATGTGAGAACCGCCCTTGTATTGATTTCCAACATGCTAATGGCCAAATGAACATGCGTTTGGATAATGGAATGTCTGTAGTCATTGACATTCTCGGGTTGTTCACCAGTGGCCACTCCTTTACGTACACATGGAATACTTTAGTCATGCAGATCACTGGTTGGACCTCAGATTGGGTACACCATGGTAGGCCAATGCTGCATGGTTGTCCGTTGATTATGACAGATGTTATTTCGTCAGGGGATGACACTGATTTCATTGGTCCAGGCTCTGTGCCATTTGCGGCATATTACGCCAAGGTGGGCTTCGAACTCAAGAGCGATTTTGCTGATACTACCATTTTTGCATGGTTATCAAAGTTTTATTACCGAGATGTTGAAGGTGTTTCATCGTTCCGCTCTCTTGGCAAGCTCATGTTCCGCTCACTTTACCAGGTTAATGAGTCTGAGATTAAAATTCATGATTGGTCGCGATATTTGGGTAAGCTCCGTTGTTATCATGATGACAGCAGAGGCATACCAATAGCACAAGCCTTTATTGATGCAGTTGTTCAGGCAACCAAAAGGCGGGTGAAGACATTGGATCATGAAAGGATAATTGCCGACTCATACAAGCATATGCGCAAGGACATGAGATATGTTTACAGATCCAGGGGTTATGCTACAGAGCAACAGGTTGTAGCTCAGATCCGTGCATTGTTTAATTTTTACGGCCCTTCCCTCTCACTGCGAGTGGACGATTCGGCACGCTTGGTAGTGCAAGCTGTTTACGGGATATCAATCACAGAACAGCAATCGTTCGAGAGGGAAATCGTCTATCTGCCTCCCGCACACAGGTGGCCGTTGGGGGCTATTTTAGTACCTCGCAGATTTTCCGAAATGTTGGACAAGCTGAGGCAGGATGTTTAGTCGTGCTGTGGCGGTTTTCTTTTTTTACCGCCATAGTCGTCTTTTACCTGCTTCAGCTGTTTGTGTGTCAGCACTTGGCTGGCAACCTTCTATTTAAAAATACCAAACGTCGAAAAACAATCATTAATCGTAGATTTGTTCGTTCTTATGGGATGATATATGAGGTGGTTTCGACCACCAAACAACTAAATAAAATTATCATGGCAAGGACAACAGAACAGAAGAAAAATGCTAATGCAACCAAACGTAGTAGTCGTGCAATGCGTCGCCGTGCTATGCAGAAAGCATTGGGCTCAATTGCAGCAGAT